GGATGTTCATGATGCGTCAAGCGTTGGGACCGGTGGTGGGGATGACTCTGTGTTGTCCCCAGCCGGTCCGATTGCTACTTCCCCGTCCGTGGAGGATAGGAGTGGATGCCCAATCACTCCCAACCCAGCCCGTATGCCCTCACCCAGTGCATCGACCGGGGCCTCCACCACCGAACCAAGTCGGTTCGTAGTGTACCCAGTTACGACCTCTGCCTCTAGTCGAGGCCCCGCGGATAGCAGTTGCGTCTCCGGGATAAGTGCATCAGTTGATGCCAAGAGGAAGCGTGATGAGCCAGTTGGCAGTTTTGAGCCTGTTGTTTTTGTTCCCGCTAAGGATTCGCGTAAAAACGAGAGCCGTAAGCATAAGCCCACAGTTGTGGGCACGTGTGCCCCTTATAGTAAGAAGGTGGTCAAGCCTGTGCCTAAAGACGAGTATACGGATAGTGACCCGTCCGACGTTGAGATCGGCAACTTCGAGCCGGTTGAGGAGCGTTCGATCTACGATGCGTTCCGTGAGGCACCCGACCCCAAGAATGCTTTTAGCGCGCACCGTAAGCAGCGACGTGCTTTTTATAATATGACCTTGGCGGAAGTTCCTCTTGTCGGGCCCTTTCTCATGTGGACAGCTTCGTGGTTTTTGAGTGACTCCGATAGTGATGAGTCTCCCACCGCCAAGACACATTTTGGGCGCTTTATAACCGCTCTAGGCCAGACCAAGCCAGTTTCGTTTGCTGCGGTTATGCTGTCATTGGGTTTGGTTACCTTTTTGGGTGCACCAAGTGCATTTTACTTATTTCTTGCCACCCCATGGTATGTGTCGGTCCCGGTGGTTTTTACTTCATCAGCAACGGTGATATTTGTCACCAGCCTCAATTGGCTCGCAACGGTGCGTTCCCGTGCGTCGGACACGCTACTTACCTGGGCCACTGTTGGCGATGATGCCCCGTGGTGGCAGCGATGGAGACGCAACTTCCTCCAGGTGGTGCTTAAGCCTTACTTTCCCCACATAGCTGGTATAAGCTCGTCCGTTCTTATCGCTGCGACGGCCATCTTTTATATTTTGCGTGGTAGGTTGGATGCGCATAGGAAAAACCTGCGTGAGTTGCGTGAGGAGGGTCAAGAGGCCCCGCGGTCAACGGTATTAGGTGCAGTGGCGGATCTGATGGTCGCTTTCACTTCACTGGCTTACGGCGCCTCAATTCTCACCAATGTATCTTATGATATGGTGAATACGACTAAGGTGCTCAACTTTTTCAATGCTGCCGATCGCGGTGCTGCTGCCCTTGAGAAGCTGGATAAGCCGCCGCCCCCTGTGAAAACATTGACTATGAGGCCAGTTTCGGTGAGTATATTTCCATCCTCACCTGGTGCGGGCGATTGTATTCGCTTGTGCACCGACTGTTATCCCGGGCACAATTTGATCTACAATATAGTGGAGGGGCGCGGAGAACTGCACTTGGACTTTTCCCCATGCAAACGCTCATCCCATAGGCATGTTATGGTCCCTACACACCTCACTCGCAAAGATGTGCAGACAGCAAAGGCAGCGGGTGCCACTGAAGGTACGCAGATTGATGAAGGCAACCCCTTCGCGTTCATAACCGAAGCTGCGAATTTTAAGAAGGCCATTGCTGGCGTTGTCAGTATTGGCCTAGTCATCGCTGGTCTTTTCTATCTTATGCTCAAGTGGGATTGGTCACCCTTTGATTATTTCCGCGAGGCGGCCCTGCCTATTGCAGAGGCACCCAAAGCCCTCGGGGCACCTGAACCCTCCCCGGAAACCCCTGTCACTCCTGAGGGTGACGGCAAAGGTAAGAGGCACATGGTGCGCAAATTTCGTGATGTTGGCACTGATGCTGACGACTTGCGTGGGCGACGGGATGCTCGTGGGCCCCGTGACAACTGGGGTGGCGCTTGTAGTAAGGAAAAGTTCCAAGATTTCTGTGGTTTACTTGACTCTTTATGGGCAGACTTGGTGACCGTCACCAAAGACCACGGGTTGGATACCCAGCATGTCACACAAAGGCTCCGGCGTGACGGCGACGTTGTGCTCACCGCATACAGGTCTACTGATGCCAATTTGGTTATTATGATGGACACCCTCCACGCGTTTCTTAACAAGCAGGCCCTCCCCGAGGATCTCGAAGAGAGTAAAGCTTACCTTGCAGCAGTTAAGCGCATGTTGGCTAGTATGATAAGGGGCAAGGAGTCTCTTCCGCCTGAGTCGTTTTTTAAGCGCGAGCGTGGTCTCGTTAGGGAGGGGCCAGCTGCAAACCGTGTGATTCCCCTACCTGTTCTGCAACAGAGTAACATTCGTGTGGAGAACACGGATGGATCTACCACCGAAGGGTGGCATGTGCGCCACCTGCTCAATGGCAAACAGGAGTTTGGATATCTTTTTGTCCACCACACCCTCCGTGATGGGTGCTTTGTCACGCATAATGGGGGAAAAGCGGTCGCACCCCCTCTACCGGTCCCGCTTGCCAAGGGCGTTATAATCGTCCCCGATATTGTGTTTTTCGGTGCTACCACTATGGCGCTGGCACGGGGTGCCTACTTGGTTGTTAAGTCATACGATAAGAAGCTCGCTACATCCTTCGTAACCACATGGGATGGTAAGACTCGTGATCAGCTCGCCGTGACTGGGGTCACGGTTGACACTGCGTCCACTATCAACCATATTATGCACAATTGCAACACGACCAACGGTAGCTGCGGCAGTGCCCTCGTCCAAATGGGCTCCGCCCCCTTTTTGGTGTCTTTGCACACTCACACCAACGGGAGCCTTTCGCTGTGCCCCAATGGTGGGCCCGTGCTTGTGGGGTATGCTAAGGAGGGCGCTAAGGGCAAATATAGCGCCGTCACCTTCCAGGCCGCCGTCAAGACTCTTATGCGAGACTCGCGTAATGTTGCGCATTGGGTCAACGTGCCCGCCGATAATGCACACGCTTATGTTGTTGCTCGAACGCACAATGGTATAACTTTGGCACGCAATAAGGCGGTGGTTTCTACGTTTTGCGGACGTGTGCCACCCTCGGTTCTTGTGGGGTATCCTGTCCCTACTGGTGCAGGGGCGCTTTTTAAGGCACCGTTGGCGCACATTGATGCCATTAAGAAAAGGTGTGCCAAGCTTTTGGCTCCTCCTAATTTTGCGTTCCGCAGCGCCCCCGGCTTTCAGGACTCCCTGCGTGCCGTTTTGTCGTGGCTTAAGCCTATATGGTCCAACCTTAGGGCGCTTAGCAACGAGGAGGTTATCAACAATATGGTCGTGGACACTGCGTGTGGCGTGGTGTGGCGAAAACTTGGCTTTAAAGATAAGGAGGAGGTGCTATCTGCACCCTTTTTCCAAGAGCTCCTCCTTAATCTACAGGACTACACCCCGTATTTCTCATTGGGTCCCAAGCTGGATGAGTTACTTCCCTCGGACGGACCTGCTCAGGTGACCGGTGACAAGCTTCGACTTATCGCAATCGCGCCCACGGAACACGTATACCTGACACGGATGTTCTTTGATCCCCAGAACAAAGCCATCAAAGGAGCGTCCCCAAGCGCATATGGTGCTTGTTTCTTTGAAGGTGGTTTTGCGCGGATGGTGTCCTCCCTTCAGGCTATCGGGGGGTGGTTCTGTGAGTGGGACGTGAGTGGTTTTGACACGCGGTTTCCTCTTATGCGGGAGGTTGCCGGATTACGGCGCCAATTTCTTGGTACGTGTAGACCCCCATTGTCTCCGCTGCAGCTAGCCCAAGCCGATTGGTGTTTGGAGCACTGCATCACTTCGCATGTCGTCTTTCCCGATGGTACTGTTATTGTCTTGGATTATGGTAACCGAAGCGGTACCTCAAACACCACCGTCGACAATATCGTTGGGCATTCCATTGCCCTAAGCATGTTGCTCGGTGCACTTACGGGGGATTACGGCTTGACTGGTCCTGATCGGCTATTTTTCATCTACGGCGATGACATTCTTGGTGCACTTCGCACCGACCATACCCAGGAGGCTATCATCTCCACCGCCAAGCATATTTTTTCCCTCTTTGGGTGGGAGTTGTCGCCCGTGTTTGTTGAGAGCGTGCTGGCTGGCCGCTCCTTCTTGGGTGCGCGCGCCACTCAAATATCTTATGGTAACACCCTTTGTTGGGTGCCGCTTTATGATGACGAGAAGATTCTCACTTCCGCCGTTGCTGGGCCTGTATTGCCGGATGATGCTTACGCCTGCAAGTTGGTTAGCCTCATGCTTCTCAGTGCACCCAGTGAGCTTGCTTTTCGTTGGGTGGAGCGTCTTTTTGATGCCCACATTCAAGAGTGCTTTGTTTCTGGCAATCCCACGCTTGTTAGTCTGTATCGGCAGCGCGATCAATTTACGCGTGAGTCCTTTCTGCGCTTTATAACAGGTTTTGAGGCCACCGGTGACCCCTTTTGGGGTGAGGATTTAAAAAACTTGATTTATATGAATGTCCAAAAGACGCGCACAAATCAAACAGCACGCCACCAAGCGCTTGCCAAAGGACACTCCGTCCTCGCCGCCCTCCAAGCGGCCAACCCCCCGAAACCCCAAGGAGTTAGAGGCCCTGGTGCACAGGGTGATAGCAATGTTGTCAAAAGACAACACCCCAGCCCCCCGGGTGGCACAAGCAGACAGCTTCCTAGATTGGCTCCTGGACAACATCCCCAAGGGGGTGAACTGGCTCCTAGAGCACGTGGGCCCCATGATACCGGCAGCCTTAGCGCTCCTGTGAGGCACCACCTAACCCAAAACAAGATGTGGGTGGCTAGAGAACCTACTGTTTTCAAGGTGGGGGAGCATGCTTTTGTTGTTCACAGGGGACTCACTGCTTCCATGTTTAAGCACAATGTGGGTCTTGCTTTTAAAAACCCCCCTAGTGCCTCACCCGATAAGGAGATTAGTGCTCCGGTCAGCGAGGGCTATCAATGGCATGGAGCACACGTTTTTGAACACGACAGCATAAAACATGGGGAGCATTCGGTCACCATTAGTGGGTGCACATATGTCACTGATGCCCACGTTGACTTATCGTTTGTCCAGCCCGGCTTGAATCGCGGGGCCACTCTCTTGGTGAACCCACAGTTCTTCGGCGGTCGTCTTGCAGCGTTGGCCCAGCAATTTCAATACTTCAAGTTTACGCGTCTGATAGTGCGGTACATCCCCATGGTCCCCACCACCAGTGCTGGGGCTTGGATTATGTTCTATGTTGCCAACAATAGCGTTACTGCTGCCTTTAGTGGGTCTGCAGAGTTGGCAATTGCGTCTACATACAATTCGTTCCTATCCAACCCCGTTTGGGGGCGGGGTGACTTGGAGGCCGATATGTCGGAGTCCCTCCCTATGTACTCGTGTGTACCCGGCGACGTCGAGGAAAACACCGTGCAGGGCATTATTGGCACCGGGGTTTCTGGAATTGGTGTTCCTGGTGGCTCGGAGCCAGCCTTCGTTGGTGGGCAGCTTTTCGTCCAGTATGTGTGTGAGTTCTTCAAACCCCGTATCTCGCGCCAAATGAATTCTTTCCTGGAGACAGCATGTTACCTCACCATTGGTACGGGTTTTACTTGCACGCCCGGCCAGGCCGTCGTTCTGAGTATAGAGGCGCCCCATAGTGCTGCAAGCACTGTGACCTGTGTCTCGGCCCCGGCTTACCCCATCTTTGGTGTGCTTGAGGTCACCAGTTGGAACGTTGTCAACGCCACTCAAGAGTGGTTTGATGGTGTTTCCAACACACGTTACGACGTGGCACCGGGCGTTAGTTACTTCGTCCGTAGCTACCTTATGTCCGGCACCGCTTACATGGTGCTCTATCCAAGTGCGGCAGGGGCTGAACAGGCCACGTTCACTCCTGGCACCGGAGGGTTCTCCGGGGCATTGACGCACTATAACACGGCGACCGCGGCCGCAACTTATACCGCAGCCGCGTGCACGTTACGTTATTTTGAAACTGACACCGAGTGATCTCGGTGAGCGGGGTCGTTCCCGCATTGGCCCTTTTGGCCCCTGGCATTGGTTGTTTTTGGCCGCTCCTTAGGGAGACGACCTATTTTTCTACCGCTGCCTTGTATTAAGTAAAAAGTGG